GCATCGATCTCACAATAGAATGGTGCGCCACGCTGGATGATCGCACCCGGCATGATCACAGAATGATGCACGGCCAGCGGAGAAGCGTGGATGAGCCGTTTGAAACGCCTGACGGTTTTAGGATCTATTACCCAGCGGATTGTACAGGAGAGAGCGACGCGCCGCAGCAGGAGATTTGGAATTGCCGTTGCACTCTTCTGGCGTGGGTAAAGGGATTTGAACGGGATACAGTGAAAGAGTCGCCCGGAAGGGGCGACATGACGTTCGAGGAGTGGCAGAACGAAAAAATAGATTCAGAAAAACATAACTTTGGGATTCCTAAGAGTTGGGAAAAACTCGAATCACCATCCAATGACAAAGTTCTTAAGGGAACAAATCCAAACTTCGATCGCAAAATGCCGGATTATTTAAGAGGCACAAAGCAAGATTACAAATATAACTGTACAAACTGCGTGGTTGCTTACGATGCAAGAAAAAAAGGATGGAACGTAACCGCTGCATCGTATGGGGATAATAAAAAACTCGCTGCTGGAGACAATGTGTTTACTGCATGGGTTGGAAGAGAACCGACAAAAGCGTCTGGCAGCGGATATGAGGATATTATCTCAGAAATGGAGAACTATAAAAATGGATCCTATATGGTGGTCTCAATAACAAAACCGAAGAGCATTTTTAAAGATGAAGACGGGCATGTTTTTATAGCAGAAAAGCGAGATGGGAAGGTTCTTTTCGTTGACCCTCAAAGCGCTTCGATTTATACTAAAAATGTATTTAAGACTGTAGAAGAAGGTGGAACGCTGTATATGAGGGTTGACGATTTGGAAATATCTGACAGAGGAGTATCGGCGTGTAAGAGGGCAAAATGATGATTACATTTAAAGATGCTTATAGAGAAATCGATCAGATATACAAGCGATTTGGAGCGAAAGGTGTCGGTGCGGCTGCGGACTGCGGTGATGAGTGGGCATTCCATCACGGCGGTGGGAAGATGGTCGGAATACCGATTATCTTTGTAAATAAAGAAACCGGAGAACAACGCGACTATAATTTTCTTACAGCCACGGAGGAAGAAACAAAGAAGCTCAATAGCGGAAAACTGCTCGACATAAAGGAAATGTTATAAAATGGACGTCACGGTCACATCTCATAGAATTGAAATCGAAAAGGCTGCAGAAGAAGCGATAGAGCGTGCGCTGGAGGCAATCGGGATCCAGTGCGAGTCGCACGCGAAGGCGAACGTTAATGCAGCGGGAAGATCAAGACACGGTGCATCTGGGTTACAGGGGCACATAACTCATCAGGTTGTCGATTCTGAGAAGGCAGTATATGTAGGTTCAAACCTCGAGTATGCTGTATACAACGAGGTCGGGACAGGTATTTACGCCGAAGGCGGTGGAGGTCGTAAAGGCTGGTGGGTGTATGTTGCTGGCGAGAGTAAAAGAAACAATAACGGAAAGACATACTCCTATGATGAGGCAAAGAGAATCGTCGCCATCCTGAAGAGCAGAGGACTTGATGCGCATATGACGCAGGGTATGAAGCCGATTCATTTTCTGAAGAAGGCCGTCGAGGAGCACGTTGACGAATACAAAAAGATCGTGGAGGAGCAGCTTAAAAATGGTTGATCCGCGTAAAGTGTTTTAGGACTTGATTTCTTGCACGTATATATAAATTTGATAAAATATCTGTGACAAAAGAACTGGAAAGCGGGTAGCTACCGCAGTCTGTTCCTGATAACAGAGACCAGTGTGAATCCATCAGGGGATGAATAATCATCTTCTGGTGGATTTTTTTGTCTTTGCGAATGGAAAGAAAACCACCGAGGAAAAGGAGCAAGAATGGCACTCACAAGAAAATTTTTGTCTGCTCTGGGCATTGAAGCGGACAAAGTCGACGAAATAATCGACGCACATACGGAATCAATCAACGCTCTCAAAGAACAGAGAGATCAGTACAAAGCGGATGCGGAGAAGCTGCCCGGTGTACAGCAGGAGCTCGATCAGCTGAAAGAAAACAGCGATGATGGCTTCGAGAAGAAGTACAACGACCTGAAGCAGGAATTCAGCGACTATAAAGCAGACGTCGCCGCAAAAGAACTTAAAGCACAGAAACAGGAGGCTTACAAAGAGATCCTGAAGGACGCCGGAATCGGTGAAAACCACATGGCAAAAGTGCTGAAGTATACGGACTGGGATTCCGTAAAGCTCGACAAAGACGGGAAGATTGAAGCTGCAAAGGATCACATTAAATCTGTCAAAGACGAGTGGTCGGAGTTGATCGTCACAGAAGGAACGCGTGGTGCCGATACAAATCACCCGCCTAAAGGATCTGGCGGCACGGCCTACAGCTCGAAGGAGGAGATTTTCAAAATCACAGATCCGGCAGAGCGACAGCAGGCCATCGCAGATAATCATGAATTGTTCGGTTTCTAAACCGAGAAAGGAATCTAAATGGCAAACGTAGTTACTACTCCGGAAACTAACGTAATCACAACTAATCAGATGAAGAAGGTGCGCGAGGTTGATTTCGTCACCCAGTTTTCGCACAACTCTCTTCGGAAACTCATGGAGGTGCTCGGTGTCACCCGGAAGATCCCGATGGAAGAGGGCACCACGATGTATGTATACACCACCACCGGCACGCTCGGCACAGGCTCCGTTCCGGAAGGCGAGATCATTCCGCTTTCCCAGTATGAACGCACAAAGACTGCGGTGGGTGAGATCACTCTCAAAAAGTGGCGCAAGGGCACGACCGCAGAAGCGATCAAGAAGTCCGGCTACAATGAAGCTGTCGTTGAGACTGATACGAAGATGCTCCGCGATGTTCAGAAGTCCATCCGCACGGGCCTTTTCACTTTCCTGAACGGCACGATTACCGGCAGCTCTTCTGCTACTGGTGTCGGACTGCAGGCGGCTCTTGCAGCGGCGTGGGGACAGCTCCAGGTTAAGTTCGAAGACGACGCTGTGCAGGCGGTGTACTTCGTTAACCCGCTCGATGTCGCGTCTTATCTCGGCAAAGCGAACATTACCGTGCAGACCGCGTTCGGCATGAACTATATCGAGGACTTCCTCGGGCTCGGCACCGTAATCATGTCTTCTCAGATCACATCAGGATCTTTCGTCGCCACGGCAAAAGAAAACCTTATCGTTTACTACCTGACGATGAACGGCGAGCTCGCGAGAGCGTTTAATCTTACCGCTGACGAGACTGGCTTTATCGGAATCAACTCCGGTTATCCGACTAACGAGCGCGCACAGATCGAAACGCTGATCATGAGCGGCATCGCCATTCTCGTTGAGTACGCTGCAGGCGTCGTAAAGGGCACGATCACGGCACCGACTGAATAAGACGGGAGATAAATATGCTGTTTGAGATTTGCAAAGAACTGAATAACTTTTTCGATTACGAAAGGGTTTATGGGAAAATCGCGATTTCAAATGGCGAGATTGTGGACGTATCACTCGAAACGGGACAGTATTTTCGGATCGTCGGTTCCATCTTCAATGACGGGGTTTATAAATATCCCGCAGATCTTGTGGATGAGGAGTTCGACGGGGCAGTTTGGAAAATGGCTGTCCCGCCTGCTTTTATAAATCTTTGCGAAGACATAAAAGCATGGTCGGATAAAAATCTGGCGGCTGATTCTGCCGCAATGTCGCCTTTCCAGTCGGAATCGTTCGGCGGCTACAGTTACAGCAAAGGATCCGGATCGTCTGATGGATCAGGTGCAGGAGCGTCGTGGCAGAGTGCTTTTGCATCGCGCCTTAATTCGTGGAGGAAACCGAGATGTCGCTATTAAGTGAAGCTATGCAGGAATGCGTGATCCTGAATAAGGTCACAACCGCAGATGGTTATGGCGGCTTCAGAACTACGTATACAGACGGTGCTCACTTTGAAGCGGCAATCACGTTCGACACCTCGATACAGGCACGGGCAGCAGAGCAGCAGGGTGTAACGAGTTTATATACGGTTACTACAAAGAAATCGCTCACGCTCGAATACCACGATGTTTTCAGGCGCATTGAGGACAGGAAACTGTTTCGCGTCACATCAGACGGCGACGACAAGTTTACGCCTGCAAGCGCGTCGCTCAATATGCGTCAAGTCACAGCAGAAGAATGGGAGATTCCGAGTAATGGGTAAAGATGAAGCATTATACAGTTTCTGGGAATCTTTCGATCTTCCTGCTTATGACGAGCAGACGGTACCGGACGACGCACGTGAACCTTATATAACATACGAAACGGAGCTGGGCAGCCTTGAGAGTGTCGTTTCGTTGACGGGTTCTCTTTGGTATCGATCAACTTCATGGGAAGGTATCAGCTTAAAGGCGCAGGAGATCGCGAATCACATCGGACGCGGCGGTGTATTAATTGCTTATGACAACGGTGCTCTTTGGATTACAAGAGGGACACCGTTTGCGCAGCGAATATCGGAACCGTCCGATGACAGCGTAAGAAGAATCTATATCAATATTAACGCCGAGTTTCTCGGCGCAGATTAAAAGGAGATAAACATGGGTCTTAAATACACACAGGTACCGGCCGACACCTTTGAAAAGCTCCAGCTCAACGCGGGCATCCTGGTCGAGTCGTTTACACCTTCGACCGGAGTGGTCGGTAGTATTCTCGGTGCCACGAGCGGCGGTGTAAACTTCGCTTCGAATCCCACATACACCGATTTTGGAGAAGATATCGACAACGTTCCGGCAAATATGATGGAGCTGAAGCATCTGTCTGGCTATGATCCGTCCATGAGTGGCACGTTCCTCACGGTTACTGCTGCGGTTGCAAAGCAGCTGATCGGTGGTGCGGACATCGATGGAACGGATTCTTCAAAGGTTGTTCCGAGGCAGAATCTGCTTACCACAGACTTCAAAGAGCTGTGGTGGATCGGAGACTATAGCGATAAAAACACCGGAGCGAATGCCGGGTTCCTCGCCATTCATTTGATCAACGCCCTTAATACCACGGGATTTCAGATCCAGTCCGGCAAGGATGCGAAGGGCACTATGAGCTTCGAATTTCACGGCCACTATTCGCTCGCATCGCAGGACGTGGTGCCGTTTGAAATCTACGTTAAAGCGGGCGAGTAATTGTAACCAAGCAGGAGGGAAAATATGAAGAATCTCGCAAACTGCAAACCATCTGAGTTTTTAAAACAGACCAGCAAAATTAGAAAGGCAGTGGAGAACTGGCTCACGGTAACTGAGATCGAGAAGATCAGAAGGAACATGCCGGAACTTGAGAAAATTACGCTCGATATGTCCGTGGAGGAAAAAGCAGAAGTTCAGGAAAAGAACAGAATGCTCATGAGGGAAAAGGCCAGAGAGAACGCCATGAGAATTCTCGAATCAATTCTCGATGATCATCCCGATGAGACGTTGGAGGTACTTGCGCTTCTTTGCTTTATTGACCCGAAGGACGCGGACGATGTGTCTGTAGAGGAGTACCTTAATGCGTTTGCAGAGATTGTAAACAACCAGGCGGTGATTAATTTTTTTACTTCATTAGCGCGGCTGGGGAATCTGAATATTTTGACGCCATAAGGTCTATTCGCCTTGATATGTTGGAGCTGTTTGGCAGCGGCTATGTGATCGAGCATTGCATAGCCGTTTTTAAAAATAAGCAGGAAGAACGGCTTTATAGGTCTTATGTTGCTGAGTGCCTAAAAACAACAGCACAGATGGCTGGCCGGAACGCAGGCGTTGAGGTGCAGATCGTAGATTTCCGAGAAATAAACGGCTGGGTAAAGAACGACGCCCGCACAGGAGACGAGATAGCAGCAGATATAATAAAGCGCGCTGGATTAAGGATAGAAACATGAACGTTTTTGAAATATTTGCAAAACTGAGCTTGGATTCAAGTGAATACGAGCAGGGGCTCGAGAGCTCCGAACAGAAAGCGGGGTCTTTTGGGAGCTCGCTGAAGAGCGGTCTTGCAAATGCCGGGAAGATCGCCGTGGGAGCGGTGACTGCGGTCACTGCGGCGACCACTGCGGCGGGTGCGGCTTTTTGGAGCGGCGCGTCGGACCTCGCGGCGTATGGCGATAACATCGACAAGATGAGCCAGAAGATGGGCATGAGCGCTGAGTCCTATCAAGAATGGGATGCGATTTTGCAACACAGCGGCACATCTATCGAGTCAATGAAGACCGGCATGAAAACCCTCGCGGCGGCGGCTGAAACAGGGAGCGACGCTTTTGAAACGCTCGGAATCTCTCAGGAAGAGATCGCGGGCATGTCACAGGAAGAACTTTTCGGAGCGACGATCACGGCCTTGCAGAACGTAGAGAGCGAAACGCAGAGAACATACCTCGCGTCGAAGCTCCTCGGCAGGGGCGGCACGGAACTCGGCGCTCTGCTGAATACGTCGGCAGAAGATACCGAAAAGATGCGACAGAGGGTGCACGAGCTCGGTGGCGTCATGAGCGACGACGCGGTCAAGGCATCAGCGTCCTTCCAAGACTCCCTGCAGGACATGACGACGGCGTTCAGCGGTGTGAAGAGGGGCATCATGTCCGACTTCATGCCGTCGATCACGCAGGTCATGGACGGACTGACGGAGATCTTCGCAGGCAACGGCGACAGCGGCGTGGCGATGCTGACAGAGGGCGTCTCTGCGTTCCTCGATAACCTGCAGGAGGCAGTTCCGCGAGTGGTAGAGGCAGGCGGGATGATCCTGCAGTCGCTGTATACGGCGCTCATCGACAACCTTCCGCAGATCGCACAGGGCGGCACGGAGCTCATCGTACAGCTTGTCGTGGCTATAACGGAAAGCCTGCCGTCCCTCATAGAGGCGGGGGCGCAGATGGTGGTCACGATAGCGCAGACCCTTTGGAACAGTCTGCCGCAGATATGGGAAGCGGGAAAAGGCGTTGTGCAGTCCCTTGTGAGCGGTATGGACCCGGTTGAGATGATCAACAAGGGAGGAGAGCTGCTTGACAGCTTTATTAGCAAGGCTCTCGATTACCTTCCGAAGCTAATGGAGACAGGCGTTAATTTTATTGGGAAGATGGCAGATGGAGTTTCCAAGAATCTTCCGACTATTTTATCGGCGATCACTACAGTGTTACAGCGTCTGATTACGACAATCATGCAACGCCTGCCGGATTTCCTGCAGAAGGGCATGGAGCTCATACAGCGAATGTCACAGGGGCTTTTGAACAACCTGCCCACAATCATTAGCTCTATGATCCAAATGCTCGCACAGCTCGCGGCAACAATAGCGCAGAACCTTCCTGCGTTTCTGCAAAAAGGCATCGAGCTTATCGGGCAGATGGCTCAGGGATTTATTCAGGCCATCCCACAAATTGTCGGATCTATACCACAGATCATACAGAGCATTTGGAACGCATTTACGTCTTACAACTGGGGCGGGATCGGATGGAACCTTATCCAGGGCATCGCAAACGGTGTTTTTAACGCGGGCCGGAACCTTGTAAATGCAGCAATTCAGGTTGTTGCGGATGCATGGAACGCTATGAAACGCTGGCTCGGAATCGCATCTCCGTCTAAAAAAGCAGAAAAAGAACTCGGTCGATTCTGGGCTGAAGGTATCGGTGTCGGCTTTGAAAAGAATATGCCTACAGATGATATGGTCAGCGCTATCGATGACACGTTCGATAAACTCTCGGGAGATATGCCGGATGTAACTGCGAATTACAGCAACAACATTACAAATGTCGGATCTGGCTGGGGCAGCGCTCCGGTAATCAATATTTATCCGCGGGAGAACCAGGACGAGAAAAAGATTGCTGATGAAGTTGATCGGATCCTTTCGCTTAGGACGCGGCAGCAGAAGAGGGCATTTGCATGAGTGGATATTTTATTTTTGATGGGAAGGACAGCAGGGATTACGAAATCCCTGTGTTCTTCAAATCGGTTGATGACGTTCCGGAGCCGGAATACGAAAAATACTCAGTGGCAGGCAGAAATGGCGATCTTGTGATTAGCAGAAACCGGTATTCGAATATAGATCACGTCTATGACATGGTCACATACGGTGACAATCACGACCTGCTGCGAGAATTCATCAGCGACTTAGCGAGCGTGAAAGGATACAAACGGCTTACAGATTCCTTTAATACAGCTGAGTTTTATAGGGCTCGGTTCAAAGGAATTTATGAAATGAACACATGGAGAGACCGCGATTCTTCGCGGTTTGAGCTGCAGTTCGACCGTGATCCGCGCAGGTTTTTGATTACAGGCGAAATAAAGCAGACGGTTCCGAATAATGGATCAATTTCAAACCCGACCGCGTTTCCTGCAAAGCCA